GGTTCTTGTCATAAGCCTTGATAAGGAACGTGCCCGATCTTGCAGGTAAACTGGCGTTAGTAGCTGGTCTAGCTACTTTAGCTAATACAGTGTTAGACTGCCCCCAAGTTGCTCCTACTGTAGATGGGTTGTGTTTTACCTCGTAGTAAGATAAGTCTAAGTCTGGAACTGAGGCCCAACTTAAGAAAAGGCTCCCGCCCGATAACTCATGTGAAAAGTTAGCTACATTAGCAGGGGGTAACGAAAGTGCATCTACTTCAATGTTAACGAGGAACTCAAACTCACCTCTGATACCAAAGGTGTTCACAGCCCTAGCTCTTACGTCGTAAAAACCTTTCTGTAGGTCAATTACTACAAACTTTCCTATTACCCCAGTCCCTACACCAGTAAACTCTGTTTCGTCAGAACTCCTAAACTGAACCTCTACGTGGTCAACTCTCTCTTCTGCTGCTGAGGTTACAAAGATACTTAGCTGGTTAACTAACTTCTCCGCGAAGACCTTGGCTTGTACTGTGGCTGATAGTCCAACAGAGGGTACAGAGAACGGAGACAGTAGCTGAGTGTTATCCCTTTCGTACACAATCCCGTCGTTTACTTCATCAAAGACACTCTCAGCAGTCTCACGTAGCGACATATCAACTTGTAAGTCCAAATCATCTACTAGCCCAAAGGACCACTGGATAACTTCAAACTCTTTGTTTACCCAACCAAAGCGGCTGTTGGTGAGACGTACGTTATCTCCTACTTGTAGACCAAGGGTACGAAGTCCATAACTAGCATTAACTGTAAGCTGCTGTCTATTACGCTCCAAGGAAATTAGACCTAAACGTCTAGATGTGATTGAGGTGTCAGTAAACGGTAGGTCTACATCAGCTACAGATACCTGTCCACCGTCAGCAGATACAAAACCTGCGTTAGTAACCTCAGGGTAGTCAGTGACCTGCCAGTCGCTCTCTAAGCCTCTGAATGTACCTTTGATAGTGTTAAAGTTATCTCTGCGGGAGTGGCGTGTACCTACAGATATACCAGAGCGAAGGTCATCCTCATTAAGGTCCATGACTGGGGTAGTATAGTAAGCTGCCTTCATACGCCATGCACCCTGAGCATACCACATAGAGCCGCCCATAGCTGTGAGCATAGCTGTGATAGTGTCATAAGGTGTAGCAGCGGTAGTGAAGGAACCATTCGTGTCGTATCTCACAGTACCAGCGTCAGTGTTAGTCTGGTCACATACGTCAGCAGAAGCTATAACTAGAGCATCGTCTACGTTAACTACATCCTCGCCTAGACCGTAGGAATACGAAGTAGTGTCGTCAGCACCTTTGCCTGACGTAAGGTAGTCCCTCATGCACAATGCTGGGTTTGCTGAGTAGGCCACTGTATTTGTACGAGGGTCATAGACCTTCTTACCTCTTACTGTAGTGGTAAACGTAGGGACACCATTAGGAAAAGCGTCTGCATTAAACTCCATTCTAATATAAATATAAGCTATGCCATTAAGGGTACAACTGTTGTCCCACTCAGAAGATTCACTTACAAGGTCTTCATCAGCAACTTGAGTGGGGGAACCTAAGTGGGTGTTGATACGTATAAGGGGATTACCCGCTGGATTAAGTGCAGTGCCAAGAAAACCCTCGGCATCCTTTCTATACTGATTAGGATACGTTACGTTACCACCTCCGTCTACAGTAGCTAACTCGTCGTTGATATAGAAGTTAACAAAGGAATCAATCTCGTGTCCAGCTACAGCAATAACCCTGTGCAGGAACTTATTGTTAGTGCCAGTAGATTCGTCATAGATGATAGCCCCGCCAACTTTAACTTCCCCATAGATAACAGAGTGGTCCTGTGCTGGGCCTTGTTGGTTAGTTTGATAGCCACGGTTAGAGCCAGCGGTAGAAGGCTTAGGCGACAAAGCTCTAAGTGCAGCACCAAGTACCGTGGAAATAAGAAAGTTACCTAAGATGGAACTAGCGAATACTGCAAGCAAGGTAGTCCCAGCAGTAAGCGTAGCAGTAGTACCAGCAATAACTGCTCCAACAAAAGCCATTATGTATCTCCTCTTAAGTATTTAGAATATACGCGCTCAATAGGCTTAAACTTAAGTCTCTCAAGTACCTTATCGAAAGGCTGGTGTACCTTTGTATTAATAGTTAGGGTAGAAACCCCATCATCCTTTAGGCACTTCTCAGCGAACTTAATCAAGCGTATCCCAGCAAAACCTTTACGGAAGTCAGGGTGCATATAGATTATGTCATTGGTTGCACAGAGGTGATCCTTGTAGTGGA